TTCAAGAAAAGATTGGGAAGATGGTTATACAAGTGGTCTTGATCTTTTAGGATTTAAATACACACAACCTGCTAAACCTTTTAGAGGAGCGTCAGGCGTGACTCATCCACTTTTGTCCGAGGCGATTACTCAATTTCAAGCACAAGCTTATAAAGAATTACTTCCATCATCTGGCCCTGTTAAAGCAGCGATTGTCGGTGTCCAAAATGAACAAACCGAGGAACAAGCTTCACGGGTCAAGGAATTTATGAATTTTCAAATTACTGAAAAGATGGAAGAGTACACTCCAGAAATGGATCAATTATTATTTTATCTCCCTCTTGCAGGATCGGCTTTCAAAAAGGTTTACTACGATGAACTTATGGAAAGACCTGTTGCAAAGTTTGTTCCTGCTGAAGACATTGTAGTTCCTTATTATGCATCAAGTTTATATGATTGTGAAAGAATTACTCATGTTCTTCGTATGTCTGAAAATGATTTATACAAGAAAATGGAATCTGGATTTTATAGAGATGTAGATATTAAACCTTCAACTACAAATCAAACATCTATTCAAAAGAAGTATGATGAGTTAGAAGGTAAATCACCTAATCAACAAGCTTACAATTATCAAATATTAGAAATGCATGTTGATTTAAATTTAGAGAAATTTGAAAAAGACACAAAAGAGAAAAAAATAAAAGTTCCTTACATTGTTACTATAGATGAAGGCTCAGGTGAAATTTTAAGCATATACAGAAATTATGAACCAGGTGATAAAATGGTTAAAAGAAAAGAGTATTTTGTACACTACAAGTTTTTACCAGGTCTAGGCTTTTACGGATTTGGTTTAGTTCATATGATTGGCGGTTTAACAAGAACTGCTACACAAGCTTTAAGACAATTATTAGATGCAGGTACTTTAGCTAACTTACCTGCTGGTTTCAAATCAAGAGGAATAAGAATTAGAGATGATGATCAACCTTTCCAACCAGGTGAGTTTAGAGATGTAGATGCTCCTGGTGGAAACATTAGAGATCAATTTCAAATATTACCTTTTAAAGAACCAAGTCAGACTTTATACAGTTTATTAGGTTTTGTTGTAAATGCAGGTCAACGTTTTGCAAATATTGCTGATATGGCAGTAGGAGAAGATTCGCAAAACAGAGCTGTAGGAACAACCCTTGCTCTCTTAGAAAGAGGTTCACGAGTAATGAGTGCAATTCATAAAAGATGTTATTACTCTATGAGACAAGAGTTCAGAATGCTCCATAAAATTTTTGCTACGTATTTACCCCCTTTTTACCCGTATCAGGTTTATGGAGCAGACCAAATGATTAAAGCATCAGACTTTGATGAAAGAGTTGATGTATTACCTATAGCAGATCCAAACACATTCTCTGTTGCACAGAGAGTTACTTTAGCAAATGAACAATTAAAAATTGCTTTAAGTGCTCCACAATTACACGACACAAGAGAAGCTTACCGAAGAGTCTATGAAGCTTTAGGAACACAAGCGATTGATAGTTTATTAAAACCAGTTGAAGAGCCGTTGCCAAAAGATCCTGCAATTGAAAATATGGATGCTATGAATTTAAAAGAATTAAAACCATTTGCAACACAAGATCATGAAGCACACATTGAAGCTCATGCTATTTTTATGAAATCTAGAATGGTACAAATAAATCCACAAGTGTATGCAACTTTACAAGCTCATATTTCTGAACATATTTCTTTAAAAGCAAATCAAGAAGTTGTTGAAGCAATGTCACAAGATCCAAGACTAGTTGAATTATCTCAAGTAGATCCTGAAGCGTGGACAGTTGAATTTAATGCAATGGCTGCGAAACGAATCGTTGAATTAACCACATCTATAATTAATGCAGAGTCTGGCGGTCAGCAACAAGATCCTTTAGTTGCATTAAAGAATAGAGAACTTGATTTAAAAGCTATGGATCTACAACGTAAGACAGGTGAATTTGAAACAGAAGAGCAAAGAAAACAAAACGAATTAATGATTGATACTTCAATCGAACAAGCAAGATTAGATCAAGCAGCTCAAGGCCAAAGAGAAAGAATTAGAGTAGCTGAAGAGAAATTAGATCTTGCAAGAATAAAGGAAATTAATAGTAGAAGAAATGTTTAAGTGGATTAAAAAATTATTTAGTTCAAAAAAACCAAAAGAAGAAATGGATCTTTCTAAATTAACTAAAGGTGATTTGTATAAATTACTTAAAGCAGGAAAAATTTCTGCAGATAAAATCAAACCATAGGAGAAAATATGCCATTAAATGAAAAAGGTAAAAAAATAATGAAAGCAATGAAGAAAGAATATGGTAAAGATGCAAAAAAAGTTTTTTATGCATCTAAAAATAAAGGCAAAATTAAAAATGTCGAAAAAAAATCAAAAAAGAAAAAATAATTTAGGTAAAAGTTATGGCCCACCCCCATTACAAGGCCCCAACCCGCAAGTCCCGCCCGTTAAATTACGGGAAGGAGGATGTCCACACCGTGAGCGAGGAGTCAAATCCGACATTAAAGGAATCTCATCCGCTCAAATATCTGGAAAAAAATTTATCGGCGTACGATAAATTAACCCAAAAAGAAAAAATTATCTTTCTCGCTGGTGTTTTTGATGGCGAAGGTAGTTTTGGTATTTGGAGTAGAGGCAAAGGTAAGAAAAAAATGCTTCAGGTTAAAGTAGAAACTACTGATGCTGATATGGTAGCACGTTTTCATGAATTATATGGAGGAATTTTTTTTGTTATGGAACAAAGAAATATAAAACACAAGCATGTTTTTCGCTGGAAGATAACAGGGCAAGGAGCTTGGAAACCTTTAAAAGAAATGATACCTTATATGTGTAAACGAAGAAAAGAAAAATATATTAGTTTATTAAAACCATGTGGTTTTGGTCTTGAAGATTGGGGATCATTAGAACAGGTTAAGGAAAGATTATGATACCGTGGGGAATATTAGGACAAGGATTAAAAGCAGGGCTTGCAATTTATAAAAATAAAAAACAAGCTGAAGTAGCTATGTCTGAAGCTGCAATTGTCCATGCCGAAAAAATGAAACGGGGAGAAATCGAGTATCAAGGACAAGCATTAAATGCTCAAAAAAACGATTGGAAGGACGAATTTATTTTATTAACACTCTCATCTCCTCTGTTTTTGCTTGCATATTCTGTTTTTGCAGAAGACGAAAAGATTGGTGCTAAATTAGATTTATATTTTGATAAACTTCAATCAATGCCTTGGTGGATAATTTCTTTATGGGTTGCAGTAGTTGGTGCTGTGTACGGAATAAAGGCAACAGAATTAAAAAATTTTAATTCTAAAAAATAATTCTTGCTATTATCATAAATTCATAGTAAATCACTAAACTTATGGCATCTTTAGACATCGAAACTATTCGAGAAATCAAAAGACTTATCGACAAAAGAGTTAAAAACATAGGTGAACAAATTATTTACGGAAGTATAGACAATTATGAGAAATTACAGTATTCTAGGGGACAAATTAGTTCGCTTGAACAGCTTAAACAAGATTTAAGTGAACTGCTCAGAGATGATAATGACTGAAAAAGATAAAAACATAGCTAATAACGATACTGGTTACGTTATTCCTAAAACAAAAGAAGAGAAAGAAGAATATCTTTCTTCTTTACCTGATCCTGTAGGTTATCGATTACTTATCAGACCATTTGCTGGCGAGAAAAAAACTAAAGGAGGAATTCTTTTAGCAGATACTACTATTGAAACTATTCAAGCAACTACGGTTATTGGTTTAGTTATCAAAATGGGAAATCTTTGCTATCGAGATAAAGAAAAATTTCCCCTTGGCCCGTGGTGCAAAGAAGGTCAATTCGTAATGTATGGACGTTATGCTGGATCCCGTTTTAAAAATAAATGGGGAGAGCATAGAATCCTAAATGATGATGAGATTATAGGAGTTATTAAAAATCCTGAAGATATTAAACATTTATTTTAAGGAGAAATAAAATGGCTGAAGAAAAACAATCAAAAAAAGACATCGAAATCGATACTGATGATGTAAAACAAGAAGATTTAACCGTTGAGGTTAAAGAATCTGCTAATAACGTAGAGACAAAAGACAAACCGAATCT